CTCAGTACCCGCCGCCAACTGCCGGGTCTTCGTGTAAATGGAACCCGCCAACCCCGGCATCGACTTCGACTTCGCCAGTTGCCGAGCCGTGCGCTGCATCTCCTTACCGGCCTTGTTCGTAGCAGCACGCACCTTGAACAACACAGCCGAACGGTTCGCCAGCATCTCAGCAACCAACGCATCCAACTCGCGGGCATCAATGTTGAACCCAGCCATCAACCGGTCACCGCCTCAACCGTCACACGCTGCGCCGACATATCAGTCCCGATCACCAAACCAACCACCCGCAGCCGCAACCCCAACCGCAAATGCCCAGCAGGATCATCCACCGGCACACCCGTGATCTTGATGATCGCCCCAACCGGCAACCGTGGTGCAGTCACAGGAACAGACAACGTCGGCGTACTGGTTGAAACCCGGTCACCAGCAACATCCCGTGACGTGGACCCAGCAACCGTGCCACCCATACGCAAACGACACTCACCGCTGTAAACCAACGTCCCAGCGGTGTCCGTTTCCAAACCAGTACCAGGGTCCACAGTGCCGCCACCACTAGCAGGCAACGTCACAGTGCACGCGTCATGCATCCGAGAATCCGCAAGACCATTCGCCCTCAACATGAAAGCCTCACGGCTCACGACGGCACCTGATCCCACGGACAATCCCACGACCGCGACCACATAGCCGCAACCGGGGCCGTATCCACAGAAAACGCCGCCCCACCACTCGAACGCGTCCCCAACAACCGGGCCATCTCCCGTGGGCTGATGAACATCTCACCCGACGACAACGACGAATCAACCGTCACCGACTCCGAATAATCATCAACTGACTGCGACCGCTGCCGCGCACCCTCCGGATTCATCAAAACCCGACGAACCATCCTGGCAACAACAGACCGCACAGTCGCCGGGTTCAAATAATTAGCAGCATCAGACGCAAGCGCGATCCGCTCATCAACATCCAACCCGCCAACGTCCGGCACTTCATCCCGGACCTGCTGCGACGCCTCAGTGATCCACGCCGAAGCCGACACTGTCTCCTCGTCCGACAGGGAGCGCCAGATAGCTTGAACATCCTGAATATCAGCAAACGGTTCCATCTGGCACCCCCTAACGGGTTAGAAGGCCGCAGTACCCTTGGTAACGACCGTAAATGCGCTCGGATCGCCTAGGACGAATCCGTACGCCGCCTCGACCAGCAGCAGCACGAGGTTCTCCTGGAATGCAGAATGCCAGGTCGTGCCATCGAAGTAGCTGGCCTGGTCGGACTTCTTGATCGTGATGTCCATGCCGACGCCGTATGCGGCCTGCGACCAATCACCGGCGACTGCGCGGATCGTGGAGTCCACGCCACCAGCACCGGACGCCACGACAGCCACCTTCGGGGAGGTGCCACCAGTCAGTTGCGAGGTGGCCTGGATCGACGCGGACGCGGCGAACACGTTCGCGGTGATCGCCGGGAACGTGACAACATACGAGGAACCCGCCGTACCCGCGACGGTGACGCCCGCGTAGATGCCACCCCATGCGCGGATCGCGGCCTGGAGGGTAGCGGTCGCAACGTTGAACGCAGCGACGTAGGTGTTACCACCGGACTGGATGGTGAAGGTGCCGCCGGTCGGGGTGCCAGTGATGGTGATCGTCTGGATGGCGTCACCCGCACGAACGTACCGGCCTGAGACACCGTTGTTGAACGCCGCCGGGTACCCAATCAGCGAGTTATTCAACTGCGCACCATTGGTGCTGGTCGAATGGAAATCCGTCAGCAACGGACGCCCTGTGGTGTCAACTGCCAGTTGAGCGTCGACGCGGACGCGGGGGTCGGCAGCCCATCCGGTCATGTCGTAGTTGCGATCCACTACCTTGCCAACAGCCGTCACGAGATCAACGTAGATCCCGCCGTTGGCTGCGGTGGTGGTTCCGAGCGCGACAGTGTTCGGGGATTGCGCGATGTAGTCCGTGAACGGGCCCGCGCCACCGGTGCGGAGAGACGTGCCGGCAATCGCGGCAGTATCGAACGCGCGGGACAGCGCGGTCGGGAGATCCTGCTGCAACTGGTCATACAGGCCACCGGGGTTGGTTTCCGCGACCTCCATCGACACCGGCACCAGCAGCGCAATCTTCTTCGCGGTCATCAGTTTCACACCGACACCGACCTGGGAAGCCGGCTTCACCGCAGCTTCACCGACCCAGTCCGCGACTGGAATGTCCATTGGAACCGGGACAGCGGTATTCGCGGTCAACGCCAACGGAACCCGCCGCGCCAGGGACATCACAGCCGACTGCTCCGCGGTCTTCGCGAAGATCGGACCCGTGATCGTCGGAGGCAACAGGATGGCCGCCGAGTTCGAGATGGTAGTGGGATTGGCCATTTCAGGGGCCACCTTTCGGGTTTGCGCGGGGCGAACCCGCTATGCGTTTTTGAGGATGTCGGCAAACACTTGCCGCGGGTCCGCAGATCCGGAACCCGTTTGCTGCCGCCCTTCGGCGGGGACGTACGCCCCGCCGCCTCTGCGAACGTTGGGGTCAGGCAGTAACGCTTTGAGTTCCGCCGCGTGCTCACGCAACTCATCTTCGGTGCTGCCGCGCAACGCAGATGCGGGGACACCCTCAAACTTCGGGTCAGCAACGATCTGCGCTTTCCAGTCAGCGACCTGCCTTGCGGCTTCAGCCTTGGCGATGCGCTGCTGCTCAGCCGCTTCGAGGTCAGCAGCGCGTTTCTCAGCGGCTTCGGCGCGGGCCTGGAGTTTCTCCGCTTCAGACTTGTTCGCGTTCTCGATCTCCGCGAGTTTGTCTGCCGCTGACTTGTTCTCCTTCGCGCGCGTCTCCCACTTCTTCGCCTCCGCGCGCCAGTCCGTTTCGGGCTTGGCAGGTGGGGTTTCCGGTTTCGGGTCACCCTGTGCAGGGGGAACCTCAGGTGCCGGGGCAGGGGTTGGGGTAGGTTCTGGCGTGGTCATTTCTGCTCCCGTGCGGGATAAGTCCGAAGCCGTGCGGCTTCAGGAGATCTATATCTGCGGGTTGGCTTTCAGCCATCCCCGGACCCGGGCCTTCGCCGCGGGGGAAACGTTGCGAGTGGTTGGGGTGTACGGGTTCACCGGTTCCGGTTGTCCACCCCACGCCGGGACCACTTGGCAGTGGCAGTTGTTGTGACTGGCAAAGTGATGGTTGCTGCGGTAGAGAACGTTCCGCCCAATGATCATTTTACAGAAATCACAGGCACCGGACCCAACCCGTTTCCACCCAATCGCTTGGGGGTCTTTCACTGCGGTAGTGGTGATCGTTTCCCGGTCCACATCCGCGATGGCCTTCTCCAACCCACCGTCAACCAGCGACTTCGCCGCCGACCAATCGGGTTCCTTCGCGAACAACGGGCCCACAGCCCACCGCGCGAGAATATCCGCCCATGTGCGATCCGGTATCGGCGCAAGGATCGCACCGAACCTGCCAGGAACAGCAGCAACGGTACGGGTCTCGTCGTACCAATCAGCCCCAAGCGTCGCAGCCGCAGACCCATACACATTCGCCAACTCGGGCAGCACATCCATCAGGCCATCGCGGGCCAACTCGGCCGTGGTGAACTCAGCCCAAATCAGGTCAAGATCACGCGTAGCCAAACCGGTCAGGAGTTCAAGGTCCGACCGGTGCGCCCTGATCAGTTCCGCCGTTGCCACTCGTCACCACCGGCCGACCCGTCACAGCAGCAGCAGCAATCGCCCTGAGAGCCGCGGAGCCACCGTTACGACGCTTCTCAGCCATCGCCCGCTGAATCTGCTGCTCATCCAACCCCAACAACTCCAACCCAACCTCGGTGTCAGCCAACCACGGCACCGCCGAAAGTTGCTTCGTCCCGGCATCAGCCTCAGCAGCACGCGACAGGAACCGCGGCGACCGGAACTTAGGGGCGATCGTCCGCCACTCCTTCGGCACCGCCGGCAAGTCGTTCTGCATCGCCAACGCCCGGGCCCCAGCCCGCTGCAACGCCGGACCCCAATCATCCGTCGCACCCTCAGCTTCAGCGATCAACTCATGCTGAGAAGCGTCATACGCATCCGCAGACGTGGGGTTCGCCATGTCCGCAATAGCGACCGAAGTATCCGGCAGGCTTGTTTCCCGGGCGAACATCTTCGCCAACGCATTCAACAACGCCAAATGCGGCTCAGGGGACGACGCAGCGAACTGCTTCACATCCGCCCGCGGATTAGCAGCCTCTTCATCATCGGGGATGCCCTTGACCCGGCCGAGCATCGTCTGCCAAACAGCCTTCGTGGAACCGTCCTCATTCTTGAAAATCTTCTCGTCCGCACCCAGCATCCACATCTCCGGGAACGAATAAACATCCGCGTGGCCCTCCATGCGGATGACCGCACGCAACGCCTGATCATGCAACGACATCACTGGACGGGAGATCCGGGACGAACCAAACGGCCTACCGTCACGCGGCTTGTAAATTAGCGCCTCAGCCGGCACCCCAAACCCATGCTCAGACCGCGCAGTGAACCATTCCCCGTCGATCTGCTCCCCAACGATCGTCACGCCATCGAGGTACAACGCCAACCCAGCGATCTGCCCACTCTTGTTACGTCGCGTCACCGACAGCAAGTTATCCAGCCGGTACGCCCGGGCGTTCCACGTCCCAGTGGCGTTGAACGCGTCCTTCACATGGATCAAACCCTTAGGTTCACCCGCATCAGGGTCGCCCTCAGTGTTGATCAGGAACGCCGCGCCATGAATCAGCGATGAAATCACGCCCGACGAGAACCGCGCCCGCATGTGGTTGTCATCGAACATCTCCTGATACCCAATGGACCCCAGGTCACCGTCAGGCCAGATGAACCGGTCCAGGTTGCAGCGACGCGCCAGGATGTCAACTGCCTTCGCGGACCACCCCAGCACCAACGCCAACCGGTAATACTGCGGTGGAATGACCGTCCCGACCTGGGTGATCGCACGCTTACCGTCGTAATAGCTGGCACGCAGTTCGTTCCGGAGCCGCTTCGCCTCCAACTGCGCAAGCAACGCAGACAAGACGTACTGCTCATCCTCCGAAACGTCAGGCAGGGTGATCGTCACACGCCCCGCCTCCCAATCCCTTTATCCGTCACGACACAGTGCCGCTGCGGTTCCCGTTCGACCGCTCCCCATTCGACTGCCGACCACCCGGCCGACGCACCTTCGCAGCCTGAGCACCCCACAACGCGAAAGTGCACGCCTCAAGCGGGGTGATGTCACTGCTGCTGTGCTTCTGCGACCACGCAGACCCACCCGCCAAATCACGCTTCCCCGCAGCCTTCAGAGCCGCAGTCACCTGATGCTGCCCGGTATGCCGAACCGAATCCTCATTCACACCGTCATAGAAAAGCCCGAACGCAGCGGCAACCTGCTTCGCGTCCAACGTTGTGACCTTAATCTTGCGTTTCGTCAAA